GCTGGCGGACTACCTGGGCAACTAACCTCAGGAACCGGGCTTGCCACTCCTTGGGTAATGATTACCTGTCGATCCCTTGGCGTGAAGTTTGCAAAGCGGGTCGGCCTCACGACCTCGATAACGTCCGTTGGGTACGAAGTCGAATCGCCCACCATAGCCGAAAGCCGGTCGTAAATCTCAACGGCAATTTTCTCAACAATGGCTAGCGGCATTCCAGCAATAACATCCCTTCATCATGCTCAAGCAATCGTACTATCGACCGCCGCGAAACAGGCTGGCCGACGCGGGGCGAAAGTCCAATCTCATCCCCGCCTAAATCTAGTTCATCGCTTGCAATTCCGCTCGACTGATCATTAGGTACTGCGATTTCAAATACTGGAGTATTTAAGTCGCTTCCCTCCGGCAAGACAGCCGCGTTTGTTCGCGTTACAACTGCTTTGATCTCCCTGGATCGACCGTTCCTTTTGTAGTAAACAATCGATTCGGCGAAGTCGTCAGCGTTGCAAAATACGCTCTCGGCATCTTGCTTAATCAGGTCGTGCAATGTCACTTACTAGGCTCGCTTGCAAGTGATCTTGACGTAGTCGACAACCACCGAATCCACGTTGGTATTCGCGGCCTTCTGTAGTTGGATGATCGGTTGCAAGCCAGAGCTATAACCGCTCATGTCGAAGGTCGTACCGGTAGCGACTCGGCGTCCGTCGATGTAGAACTTGACGTCCGGCTTCCCGCCGGTGAAGTCAATCACGAATTCCTTGTACGTAGTCCCTAAGGTCGTACCGCTCGACACGTCGTCGTTGTCCCGCGTCCCGTCGTCAGTCTCGACGTACACAAGGCTGGTGCTGTTCGCGCCTTCCATTCGGAACCATGCGTTAGCCGCGACGCTGTCAGGCGTATCGTTGCGTGCTGAGCCAACACCGAAGACCAAGGTGGAACCGCTGGTGAAGGTTGCCGCACCGATCTTCACTCGCATCTCGACTCGCTGAACCAAGTCGATATCGAAATCCAATGCGTCGCCGAAGTGAGGGGCTACGTTCTCGATCTCGTTTGTTGCCGCGAGAGTAACGGTCAGTTCCGAAGCGCCCTTGGTGTAGACCGGCGCACCACTTGACGAAGTGTCGTCGACAAGCCAAGGCGTTGCCGGATCCGCCGAAGTTGGAAGCGTTGCGACCGCTCCGTTGAAGTCGTCGTAAAAAATCTGAAAGTCTCGAATATCACTCATTATCAATTCCTTTGCTTTGTTTGTTCTTTTGAAAAAGGGCCCCAACCCAATCGAGCCGGGGCCGTGTGTTAATCAGGCAGTCGCTTAGGTGCGATTACCGAAGAATCCGCGATGATCGATTACCGCTGTTCCCATCGTCTGACGGATCTTGTAGAGGTAAACATCTCGGCTCATGTCCCATTCGTTTTCCAGGACTGGGGATTCTTCGCCACTGAGGAAGGTCAGTTCCATTGTGTCGACTTGCGAATTGTCCGCGATTGCATACCAGTTCGTGGAACTGTTCGCATCGAGCAAGGCAGTAGCAACAACGGTCAGAGGTCGAGTGCCGTTGATACCGTAGAGGCTGGTTACTCCCTCGTTTCCGTTCGACTGTGCGAAGGATTGGCTGTTTACAATCCGCGACGCTGTCGCTGCGTACTTTTGAGGAACCAGCAACACCTTTGGCGATAGGTTCAATACCGATCCGCCGAGGCCCTTTTGCTTGCTCATCAACTCGAATGCTTCGTCGAGAGTGGTTTCGCTTGGGGCCGCTGGGCTGACTGCTGTAATGTTCGATCCGCTTGCGTGGGAAGCGGAGAACAACGCCAAGCCGTCTGGCATCACTGGATTGCTCAAGAACGTATCGTAAACGAGACGCTCTTGGGTACGTCGAGCCGCTTGCCCTTGCATTGCAGGGATGCGAGAGAGTGCATCGAGATCGTCGTTGATGACAGTTTCCCAAGTCACGGTAAACTCCGCACCGAACTTATCGACCTTGTACGACTTCTTTTGATCGCTCAAGCCCTTCTCTGGGTACGCCTTGCCCTCTGGCACCATTTCCAAGTTTGGATACTCGGAAAGTTGCGTTCGGTTGATCTGCTTGAAGTCATCGACGCTAGCCGCTTGGCGAACCCACAGAGCCCAGGTGAACGGTGCTTCGTCGTAAGCCGCTCGCAGAGTCTTGTTGACCGCATCCGAGAGGATGTTCTGGAAACTTCCGGTCGTGTGGTACGCATCGGATCGGCGAACCTTGAGACGATTGAACGTCCCTGCGTGCCCCATTGCCATGCGTGCTACGTCGCCTTTTGTGTGCTTGAGTGGGTCGATTCCCATTCGGCGTACGCATTCTTCGGCAAGTCGGTAAAGTCCGACATTGCGGAATTCCGCATCGCCTTGTGCGGTCGGTGCCTTAGTGCGTTGGATGTTGCCTTGGAAACAACGTTGAACCAAGCCCGCTTTAGCGGCTTGCTCGAACTTTTCGTGTTCCGATTCAGTAACGGTAACGCTGCTTCCGATTGGTTGATTAGCCATCTGACGGATGATCCTTTGCTGAGCGTCTTCCAGGGAGCAACCGCTATCAACCAACTCATCAGCAAAGGTGCGCTCTACCTTTGCGAGTTTGGCCGCTGCGTAAATCGATTTCTTTCGGTCGTCAATTGCTTTCAGTTGTCGTGCAACTTCGCTTTCGACTTTGTCTTCCGCTCGAACAACCTCAGGCTCTTTAGGCATTTCGCCTTCCGCCCTTGTCGCTTCTTCTACTGGCTTTTCCATGCCTTCCATTAACTCAACTTCGAGTTCTGGTTTCGCCATGTGATCGGCCATCCACTTAATGATCTCGTTTGGATCGGTCATACCTTCGGGTAGACCAAGAGACGAGAGTTGAGCCATCAATTGCTCATCCATGCCTTCCTGCCTTTCTGCTTGGTCGTAAGACCGTCTGACCGTGGAATTAGGATCTGCACCCGTTGCGCAGATGCTCGCGTTGTGAGGCTCCCAAGCGGTAACAATCTCCGCTGGCCCTTCAACTACAACGCCAC